CAACGGCGGGCTACCGGGGCACGGCAACGGCGGGCCGCCGGGGCACGGCAACGGCGGGCGACTATGGCACGGCAACGGCGGGCAGCTACGGCACGGCAACGGCGGGCTACCGGGGCACGGCAACGGCGGGCCGCCGGGGCACGGCAACGGCGGGCGACTATGGCACGGCAACGGCGGGCGACTATGGCACGGCAACGGCGGGCGAGGGTGGTATGCTCCAGATTTACTACTATGACCGCAAAAACCGGCGACGCCTCGCCGTTGCTTACGTTGGTGAAAAGGAGATCAAGCCCAACGTTAAATATGGGCTTGACGGCAGCGCCAATTTCGTGCCCGCTTAACTCCCGCTGTCTTTAATGCCAATATAGCTAATGGACTAAACCAATGAACGCCGAAAATATCAAAACCGCCCAACGCTTAGCCAAGGAGTTTACTAAGCTCGCAAGCGTTGTTTTGGCGACGGAGCGCACCATCGAAATGCGTGACGGCGGCACATATAAGCGCATCGACCCCGGCAAGTTGACCGGCGCGTTGCGTCGTAAGTCGATGGACCTGACGCGGGCGCTTGCGGATATGCGGAGGGCGAGATGAACACGCTTGTAGTAAGTCCGTTTGTAGGTTGGCATTGTTCCGGGGTGTTCGGATACGTGCGTTGCGCTGAACCGTGCGTATGGTGCGTAGACGAAGCCGCGAAGAATGACGCGGCTCTTGCTGGTGCGGGGTATGTGGTAGCGCCCATGGAGCCGACAACAGAAATGCTTCAAGATGGGCAGATCGCGGGCAAGAAAGCAAAACGCGGCGGTGTGTCTGGCATGACTATTGACTCACAGGTGCGGGCCGAGTGCGCCGTCGAGGCTGAGATTTACCGGGCCATGCTCGCCGCCTTTGTTAAGGAAACGCGGGAATGACGTGTTCTATGGGCGGCCTGTGCTGCCGACGAAATCCTTGCATCTACCATCACCCGCAGGCTGAAGCGGAGGAATTGGCCGCCGAAGTCGAAACCCTGCGCGCGGAGAATACGCGGTTGCGGAGCGCCCTAGAGGGATTGGTAGATGTGCAGATATTTGCGACCGGATGGGATAACGGAGTTACTGACGCAACGGGAACAGTGAACGAGGGTGCTTACTGGCACATGTGTGCAATGGACGAGGCCCGCGCCGCTCTCAAGGAACCTAAACTGTGACACTACAAGATGTGTTGGATAAATACACCTGGGAGTTAGCGACATCTCTCGACTACCCCAACGTGTTCATGGGCGGACCAAGCGAGCACAACAAAAAGCGCGCTCGCGAAATCCTTGCCGTCGTAATCCCGGCCATCGCCCAAGAGTGCGCCAAACTCGCGGAAGAAATAGCCTACGAATACCTAAAAGAATGGCGCGCAGGCTTCAAATCTGATAGTCACCTAGAAGGCAAGTCAGACGGCGCCGATGAGGTAGCCGACGCAATCAGACAGAGGTTCAAAATCAATGGCTAAGTCCAACAAAGGCCGCAACGCCGAAAAGTGCAAGGTCTATAAGAACGAAGGCAGGCGGGACCGCAACAAGCTCCGCAAGTTGCTGAAGCACGCCCGGCGCCACCTTGGCGACAAGGTTGCCGCCGGAGTGATTGCGGCACTTCGTAAGTCCATTCCTTTGGCGACGCAGAAGCAAGATGGCACGGCTGGATGACTAGCCCCCAAGGCTTCACCGACAACATGCGCCTCCTCGTAACCGGCGGGCGGCAATTCGATGAGGCGGCGCTAGTGCTTGACGTGCTGAGCCAGTTGCACAGGCACTATGCCATTGGCGCCCTCATCCACGGAGGGGCAACCGGCGCCGATAGCCAAGCGGGGCATTGGGCGTTGGTGCATAGCGTCCACCAAATCATCTTCCCCGCCAATTGGAAGTCTCACGGCCTGCTGGAGGGGCACGAGCGCAACACGCGGATGCTCACCGAAGGTAAGCCGGATGCCCTTGTCGCCTTTCCAGGCGGCAAGGGAACGACGGACATGGTGAAGAAGGCCAAGACCTATGGCCTCGCCATCTGGAAGCCATTTTCACCGAAAAGCAAGCCGCCCTTTGACGGGTTCACACTTGGAGAAAGCCATGCCAGCCGATACGCTACCTAGCCACTATATCAAAATCCACGACCACGGCTTCGTTGGCCTCGTGGACCACATGGGCAGCGACGGCGCCATTGTCGAAGCCGCCCGCGTCTCCTACCAAAAAGGCACCGTGGCGACGCGCGAGGACCGCGCTCTCATCCGCTATCTGATGCGTCACCGACACACGTCACCGTTTGAAATGGCGGAAGTCAAGTTGCATGTCCGCGCCCCGATCTTCGTCATCCGTCAGTGGATTCGGCATCGGACTGCGGCTGTTAATGAAGAATCAGGCCGCTACAGCGAAATCCGCGAAGAGTTTTTCACCCCCGCCCTTGGCGACATTGGCCCGCAAAGCCGAGACAACAAGCAGGGGCGAACCGGTGGGTTTACCGTGAAGCAACAGGCGGCGGTGCAGGAAATCATCGAAGCCAATAACGACTTCGCCTATGGGCAGTATCGCGGCCTCTTGGCGCAAGACCTTGCCCGCGAATTGGCCCGAGTTGTTCTTCCCCTGACCGCCTATTCGTCGTTCTATTGGAAGATCAACCTTCACAATCTTTTTCACTTCCTGGCGCTGCGGACGGACTCTCACGCGCAAAAGGAAATCCGCGACTACGCCGACGCCATCCTTGAGATCATCGAGCCGCTGTTCCCTTACTCCGTAGAGGCATGGCGCGATTATGTCCAGGAAGCCGTCTCACTGTCTCGGATGGACCTAGACTTGCTGAAGTCCATGCTTGGCCTCAGCAACGCCAAGATAAAGTGGATTGATATGGTGGAAGGCCACCGAGGCGAAAAGGTCTTGGCGGAGAAGTTCGGCATGAGCGGACGCGAGTTGCGCGACTTCGTGAACCGCTTCGACCTGCCTTCGTTCTAGAAGCCGCCCCGCATCTTCGCCATCCCTGAGCCGATATTTCTTTTATTAATCGGCATCAGGTTCATAACGGCATAGCCAAGTGCGTCAGGCAAGTGGGTGTATTTGCTCTGTGCGGACTTGGCTATGGCGCCGTTATCGTCAAAGCCAAGACTCTCCAAGGACGTAATCAGTTCCTTGCACCGAGGATGGATGAACAGGCGGCTTTTGCCTGAAGCTGAGAGAAAAGCGCCGTTGACGGTGTTCACTCGGTCATTCACGGCGGGGTTGCGACGGGGCATGACAAGGCGGAAACCCATGCCGCGCAACACGCTATGGTTTGTGTTCCCGCCCGCCGAGGTATGCTGCTGATTGCCCGAGGCATCAGGATAGATAATAATATTCCTACCCTTGAAGCGTTCTGATAGAATATCTGCGTAGCGTTGAATGGTGGCGTTGGGTAATAATATTTCGTCCACGGCGCAGAAGCACTCGTCGCCTTCCGCATCCAAAAACTTCACCATCAACACGCCCGACATGGGAAAGCGGTTGAAGTCCAAGCCAAGATGCAAATGGCATTTGCCGTCATCGTCAATGTGCGAGACGACATGCGTGCTGCGCTGGAACGGCTGGTAGACCTTGCCGGTAGGCGACTCAAACGACGCCTCAAACTCCGTCCTGAACACGAACGGGTTCATGGTGCGCTTGGCTTCTTCGATTTCCGACTGAGGCACGATCCCGGCGTTCAGCGTCGTAATCGTGTAGCTAAACCAGTTTTTCTTGCCAGGGTCCAAGCCATCGCAGTAGGCTTCGTAGAACCACTTCGACCCCGCGCTGACCTTCGGGGTGCCGAGGAACAAGGCGTCGCCCTGTTGGTCCGCCAAGGCAGGGCGGACGATCTTGGTCCACATTTCCTCTGTAATGTCCGCCGCTTCGTCAAAAATGGCAAACGATATGGACAAGCCACGGAGGCGGTCGGGCACTTCGGCGCCAAACAGCCTAATCATGGTGCCGGTAGACTTCAGCACCAATGACATATCCGTTCGGTTGATTTCGCTAATCATCTCAGGTGGAATGGAGTCAAGCAACTCCCGCCACATGATTTGCTTCGCCATCTTCAAGGTCGGGGCGATGTAGACCACCAAGCCTTTTTCAACCGAATTGGCAGCCCGGTAGAGTTCATGCTTGGAGAGGAACGACTTGCCACTTCGCCGCCCCGCCACAACCACACGGTAGCGGCTTGGGTGCAAGTAGACATGCGCCTGCCAGGGCAGCAGGCCCAGGTTCTTGACTGCCCGTTGCTCCAAAATGGGATCGGGCTTCCAAGTCAGTTTATCCAAGGTCATGCGACGCCCGCTTCATCCTCATCCTTCGAGCCGACTTCCTCCGCATCCAGCACCGCCCGTTTCTTTACAATCATGGGCTTGATATCTTCCTTCGGCTTCATGAGGCGGCGCAGGTCATGCACGTTGCGTTCTTCTTCGTTGGCCTTAGAGACCGCCGTGACTAACTGCCCGATGGACTTGGTAAGGCGGTTGATTTCTACGCGCACACGGTTCGGGTCGGTGCGCTCCTCCGCTTCGGCTTCTAGATATTCAATTTCATTTTCAATCAGGTTGGAAAGGCGATTGATGATGCTATCAAGGCGCTTTGACCGCTTGCGCGTCGTGGTCAGGCGTTCGGCAATTTGGGCAGCGGAGGACAGAACCACTTGATCTTCCGTGGCTTTGTTGCCGCGCAGCATGGAAAGCGTTTCGGCAGACGGCTTGCCATCTTCGCCCATCCCCATGACCATCATGGCGCGGGCCGCATCGGCAACACGCGGTTCTAGATTTCGCGTCCAGTTGTAACGCCTGACACGGTTGGCGATGGCTTGTGAGGTAATGCCTTTTGCTTCCGGCAGCCGCGCAATGTCGCTGAGAGACCAACCAATTCGGTAATAATGCTCAAGAACATCCCATCGCGCGCCAGACTTCCACTTGCGCGCCTTGGCCTTCGGCTTCACCTTCACATCGGGACGGATTGGCGTTATATTATCCGTCTTATCGTTTGACATGATAAGGGAATTCCTCAAAAGCGTTACGAAATTTGTTTATCCTCCGCACCTATTGTTAAAGTCAAGCCGGTGGATTGACTTTTGTGCCGTGTGACCGCTAACCACTTTGCGAAATTATTTTTGGATTTCAGCACATGCCCGTTACTGACATCGCTTCCGAGTATGATGAAAACCAAGATGACTGGAAGATGATTCGTGATGTGCTGAAGGGCGCCAAGGCGATCCGTGAAGGCGGGACACGATACCTACCCCAGCTTTCGGGCATGTCTTGGGGCGAGTATGAGGCATACAAGAAGCGCGCTCAATTCTTCAACGCCTCCGCCCGCACCTTGAATGGCCTTGTCGGGATGATTTTCCGCAAGGAACCTGAAATAATTTTAGGCGATGCTGAAAGCCTTCGCCCGCAGTTAGAGACTTGCACCGTAGACAACCAGCCTTTTAGCGTTTTTGCTCGCGCCATTGTCCGTGAAATCCTGAGCATGGGCCGGGTTGGCGCTCTCGTTGACGCTCCGACCAATGGTGGGCAGCCCTACTTCACAACCTATACCGCAGAAAGCATCACAAACTGGCGAAATGTTCGCAATGACGCTGGAAAGATCATCGCCAATCAAATCGTTTTGAAGGAAGTCTTTCTCGTTGATAGCGATACGGGGTTTGGTTCCGAGGAAGTCACCGTCTACCGTGAACTTTTCCTGACCGATAATAACTCGTATGCACAGCGCCTTTGGATGCCGGTCAAGAACCGCAACAACACGGTGGACTATCAGCCCTCCGATATTGTGGTGCCGGTTATCTCGGGTGCCGGAGCCTTCTACGGTGAAATGCCTTTTATCTGCTTCGGCCCGATGAAAACAGGCATGGCGGTGCAGCGTTCTCCGATTCTTGATATCGCGGAGTTGAATGTCCTTCACTTCCAGCGCAGCGCCCAATTGGCACATGGCCAGTTCTACACCGCCACGCCAACCTATTGGGCCATCCCTCCCAACACGGGCGATATTCCCGAATACCAAGTTGGTCCCAATACCGTTTGGCTTGTAGACCAACCCAACTCTTGCGGCATTCTGGA